AAACTGGGTGATGTTAGATATGCTAGGGTAGATGGCGTAAATAGTGAAGCGACACTGACTGTTCCGGTATCTGGATCGATAGCGATTGTTGCTCCTGCTAATGTTCTTACATCACTCTATTTCTTTACGAGGGCGGTAGATAGAAGTGGAAATAAATCTGACTTTTCTACTGGAATACTTCCACAAACAACTGCGTCTTTTGCCACTGCCTATATTTCTGATCTTAGTGCTGATAAGATAGTAACTGGAACACTTCAGGCTAATCAACAAATAAGTGTTGGAAATACTACACCTATAGTTATAAAAGCAAATGCATCGGCTCCCCTAGGGCAACTTTATAGTGGTACTGGTGCTTCTGCAAATTCAAACACTCCATTCTATTAAGATACTGCTGGAAATTTCACTCTGTCTGATACTGTTAAGTTTACGAGTGCTGGTGCTTCGATTGCTGGATGGACAGTAACAGCGTCATCTCTCACAAGTGGTGCGGGGACAAGTTATGTTGCTCTAGCAAATAGTGGCCTATACTCTATTTGGGCCGGTGGGGCTACAGCAGCAACCGCTCCACTTAGAATAACAAACACAGGTTCCCTTACGGCAAATGCTGCATCTATTCAGGGAAGTGTTGTTGCAAGTGCTGGTAATATTGGTGGTTATGAAATTTCTAGCACTCTTTTGCAATCATCATACCCAAATGTGACTCCTGAGTTATACACAAGACTTTTTAATGATTCATACTGGAGCAGCACTTTATATGCAGCAACTCCTTCCGCAGCATATATCAACGAAAGCGTCATCTACCCAACTGCTTCATTGACCACAGACCCAAACTACATATATTCATATACTCGCTCTATAATTTATCCCGCAACAACAGGAGCAAATAATTATAAGCAAATAATGTACAAGGTAGGCGGCACATATCTAAATCAAGTAGGTACTAATGAAAGAACTATACAACTGTGGCCTTTTATTCCAGATAGTGCTATAAATGAGGCCGGTGGCACATCAACATATTCTACAATTCAACGAGGAAATACTGGACTGCTCCTAGACAGTGGATCATTCTCAGGTTATTTATTGTTGAGTGGTTCAGTGAATGCCATAAAACTTGGAACAACAAACAATGGACAGTTATATATAAATGAAGTACCATCTAGTACAGTACAGGCAGGACAAGCAACAATAACGGCATCATATGCCACAGGAATATCTTCAGCCTCAACAGCAGTCTCATTTCCAATAACATTCAAACATGTCCCTACTGTGACCGTCTCTCTTAATAGCGCTCCCGGTGGATCAGGAGGGCTCGTCCCCAGAGTGCTGGCCGTAACTGCAAGTGGCTTCAACCTCTGGTACTATAACGCTGGAGGAGCGTCTGCGACTTCAATCACAGTAACGTGCAACTGGATCGCCGCCGATTAAATAATGGTTATGCTATACTAATATTCAAACGAAAGGATAGTCATGTCACAAGATAGAACATTGGAACTCGTAGTGCAGGAACTACAACAACGTATTGGTCAGATTACTTCTGAGTACGAAACCCGCCTTGCCGTTCTGAAGGCGCAGGCTACTCAAGAAATTCAGGCTAAGGATGCACAACTACAAGAATTGGTACAGCAAGATAGTATCAGGCAGGACGATGGCAAGTAATGTCTGCTATTGATAATACAGCAAACAATGGTGTAGTATCAGCACAGTTGATATCTAACATGGTTAAAACCATTAATGATATGTATGACTTCTGTACTGACCTAGGATTTAATCAGCCAAACACCGTTAAAAGGGGTCTGTGGAGAAGGCATACTGGAGCCAGTACACTGAGAACATATGGGGCGGAAGAGACAAGATTTTTTTCAAGCACCTATTCAAAATCAGTAAATGGTACTGGACTTCTGCATACCTTTGATGTAAATTTTGCAGGATCATTCAGTATGGTCCCAGAAGTAACAGCGACAGCACAGGTTAACCCATCAAAGGGATATGCATTCGCTTGCGTTTCTAATATAACTAAAGACGGATGCAAGGTTCATGTGTATAATCCAAGTAGCACAAAGTATACTGCTAATGTTATCGTTCATGTAATCGCAATTGGTGTAGAGGCTTCAGGCATCTAATCTAACAAAGGATATAAATTGACTAACGATCTAAAATGGTTGATGGTTTCGGACGTACATTTCCCCCGCCATGATCCACGCAAGGTTGAACTTTGGTTCAAGGTTCTTAAGTGGTTAAAGCCAGACGCCATCGACCTCCTTGGAGACATTGATGACGCAGACTCAACAAGCAGATGGGCTTCAGAGAAGCCTCTAGAATTTTCTGTTTCTATCAATGATGGTGGCGTCCAAGGAACTAGAGAGTTCCTTTCAGAGATTAAGCGCCTTGCTCCGAATGCAGATAAACATTTTCATGATGGAAATCATGGATGGACTCGTCATGGTGATTACCTTGCCAAGAAGGCTCCACAATTCCTAGAACTTCTGACTCCAGATACGTTATATGAGTACAAGAAGCACGGTTTTGAGTGGCATCTTTGGCAAGACCCACCAGTGAAGCGTTTTGGAGATATGTATGGTCATCATGGTGAATCAATTTCCAAGCACTCGGGGGAGTCGGTAAGGAATGATGTAAACAATTGGGGTGTCTCCTTGGTTCGTGGACATTCTCACAGAATGGGATCGTACTTCCAAACCTATAATCTTACAGGTCAGGAATTGCGTGGGTTTGAGATTGGTCATCTATGTGATGAGTCTCAGATGGACTATTCTATTCAAAAGAACTGGCAGGCCGGGTTTGCTGTCGCTCATGTGGTGAATGATTATCCTCATGTGCAATTAATTCAAATCCATGATTATACATGCGTAGTAGACGGAAAAACGTTTACCGCCTAAGGAGAATAAATGTTTAATAAGCAATTCGCGTTAGCAGCATTAGAGCGTGCCCTCAAGACTTTTGCACAGGCATTGGTTGCAGTATTCGCAGCCGGTGCGGTAACAGTGCTAGATGTTGACTGGACACAGGCACTTGCAGTAAGTGGAACAGCAGCACTAATCTCTGTACTTACATCAATTGTAAGTGCTAATATCGGTAACTATGGACCATCACTAGCCAATGAGTCAATTGTCTCAGATGCTAGGCCAGATGGATTTCAGCCCTAGTAACTAATATGAACTGTAAGAAGTGCAAGGGACGAGTTTTTGTAGATCGATGCTATACTTCACATGTCAGGATAGAACTTTTCTGTTCCATGTGTGGCAAGAGATGGTTTGTAAATAAAACAAATAATGGACTTGGATCATGGCTAACAAAAAAAGAGGAAAAACTGCTAAGACACTCAGGTATTTTTTCCTAAACGGTGATCTTCATAAAACATTAATTGTGAATCGTCCAGAAGACCTACTTATTGCGTGGAATTACCCCAAGGGTGAGCGCGTTGCATACATTTTATCGGACAGTCGTTCTCGTATGCAACGTGCTTATTCTTTTAAAGACGTAGCCAAAATTTTTGGTAGGTATCCAGATAGTATAAAAAGGTATGTGAACAGTGGGTCAATCAGGCCACCACAGAGAACCTATACGATTGGACAGCCAGAGAAAAAGGGTAGATATTTCTTCAGTGAAGATGATATCAGAGGCTTGCATGACTATATAATAACTGTCAGTCTTGGTAGGCCAAGATTTGACGGAATGAAAAATCCAACCAATGCTCCTAGTAGAAAAGAGTTGGAAGCAATACTCAGAAATGATACGATACTCTATGTGAAGGGAGACAACGGCGACTTCCTTCCAGTATGGAAGCAGCCGGAATGGTAATGGATAACGAAAAATATAAGAAGCGTGCGATTAAAAAATCGTTTATTATACTAGAGAAAGCAACTGAGTTAGCAGTAGAACACAGGGATGTTGAGTCTATGCTAGCAATATCAGACAGATGGACGATGTTTGCTGAGATTCTTGGCGATAGTAGTCTTAAAGAAATTCCAATTGGATTTATAGGTCAGGAGAAAAATGACAGAGAAGACAAGGCCAGTCACAAACGTAAAGGTTGAACTAGGATTCACAAAGAACCTAGGTAACTTTGAGAACCTTCGCGTCTCCATTGGGGTGGAGGATTATGTTCGTGATGGCGAGACTGTAGATGCTGCAACTGAACGAGTGTACGCATTCGTTGAGAACAAGGTTGTTGAAAAGGTAAATGAGATTCAGAAGGAAATAAAGGGCAATGGCTAAGGCTAATGAAAACAAGTTGGCATATGCGCTACTAGACCTATACTCTTCCCAGTACCTTAATAAGTATGGCAGACCTTGCACTGTTAATAAATATCGTGACAAGTGGGCCATGCTTGACGTGATTGACAGTGTTGGTTTTGATAGGTCGCAGTATTTGTTGAGTTATTACTTCAGTCTGTCGAACAAGGCAGGGCATACACTTCAGTGGTTCCTGTACAACTTTGATCGACTGGATGACATGCTGAAAAAGCATGAGGAAGATATCAAGCGGCGTGCTATGATAAGGGAAAAGACCAAGGAGATGGTGAAGGAGAATAGTGAACACTGAGTCAGCGGTAATTAGTGCAGTATGTAAGAACAAGGATATCTCTACCCTATTGGCAGATAATGTTGATGAAATTTTTATCTCTCATAGGGATGTCTGGGAGGGTCTTAAGGGATACTACTATAAATTCCGCGCTGTGCCAGATGTTGAAATTCTTACCGATAGGTACAAGGATTTCAGCCCAGAGCCAGTTAAGGCTGAGACTGCCTACTATGTAGATCAGTTGAAAAATGAGTTCCTATCTGCTCAGGTCAAGAAGATTCTATTGAGTGCTGGATCTGACCTCAAGGGCAATGCAGCCTCTCGGGTTCTGTCCAATATGCAGTCAGAGATTTCTGGTCTGGCAAAGTATACCAATAATGTTCGTGACCTAGATGTTACAGACTGGGAAGACGCCGAACGTCATATTGAGGCTGTTCGTGAGCGTTCCGCTCAAATGGGCGGCAGTCCCGGTATCGCAACAGGATTCAAGGCTATTGATTTTGCTTATCCAACAGGAATGGCTCCCGGTCATTTGATTGTTGCCATTGGATGGCCGGGTCGGGGAAAGACATGGTTCACATCCTACCTTGCCTGTAAGGCATGGGAGCAGGGCTTCAAGCCTATGATCGTGTCCCTTGAGATGAGTCCTGAGAATATGCGTGATCGCATCTACACAATGCTAGGCTCAGGAATCTTCCGTGCCAGTCAGTTTTCTCGGGGTGATATTAATATTGATGACTTTAACCACTGGGCCACTAAGAAGTTTGCGGATAAGAATGGGTTCGTCCTTGTCTCAAATGAGGGAACATCTGATGTCACTCCTCAAACTGTTCAGGGTAAGATTGATCAGCACCGGCCAGATTTGGTAATCTGCGACTATCACCAACTATTCAATGACACAAAGAAATCTAAGAATGAGGTTGAGCGTAACCGTAACATCTCCCGCGAATTCAAGTTGCTCGCGGTTAGTAACGGCATTCCAGTGATTGATATTACTGCTGCTACGATGGATGATGTGTCTGATCAGAATAATCCACCGATGCTCTCACAGGTTGCATGGTCAAAGGCAATTGAGTATGATGCTGATATGGCTATGGCAATTCATAGGACTCCTGATACAAATATCATTGAGGTTGTGAGCCGTAAGAACCGTCATGGTACGGAGTTTGGCTTCTATCTTGACTGGGACATTGATCGTGGTATCGTGAAAGAGATTTATGAGGAACTGTCCTAAACTGATATAATTTACATAAGGATAGGACAGTTACTATGAGTAATCGAAAAATTAAAGATTTTGGTTTTGATGGAGTTATCAAGGACGATGCGGCCATCCCAAGAATGCGTATGCAATACGAAAAGATGATTATTGATAGTATGAGAACGTCGGGATATATTCCTGTATTAGATCTTGACCCACAATTTCATTTGCAGTATGATCATAACAAGGATCAGTACCAGTTCGTGATATATATGCATGGAATATATGTCGGTAAGAAAAAGTCCTACGAATACGAGGGCTTCTCAGGGAAAAGATTGATTCCTAGATCGGATAGTTAATGTTGGTTGATACATATAGCCAGTCTCATGTGAAGTCAATTCTGAATGCGCTGGGATTAAATATTTTTGGAGAAACTTATAATGATTTCTTATGCCTATGCCCTTTCCATGGTAATAGACACACTCCGTCCTTCTCCGTCTCACACACAAAAGGACTATATCTATGTTTCAACCCATCGTGTGACGCATCGGGAACGATTCTGGAATTGGTTAAAGAGATTTCGCACCGCAATGACTATGAAGCGCTGAGGTTCGTCCAGTCCTGCAAGAACGACACTATGGCGGATTTTGAGGATGAACTTGATGCATTGCTTGAGGACAAGCCAGATTTTGTTCCGTTTGATCAGGCCAAACTTGATGATATGTATTTAAATTTATTGGCATATACTACGGGCACAGATGCACAGTTATATCTAAGTAAACGTTTTATCGGCTCTGACCTTATTGATAAATTCCGAATTGGTTATTCTATAAATCAAAAAATGATTATTGTGCCAGTTCATAGCCCAGATGGAATTCCGGTCGGTCTAGTAGGAAGAGGAGTACATGAAAAGACATTCAAGAACTCAAGAAATCTCCCACGATCCAAGACTATGTTCAATCTGCATAGAGCAAAGAAATGCGGTGGAACAGTCATTGTCTGCGAATCATCATTTGACGCAATCAGAATTCATGGGGCCGGATTCCCCAATGTGGTCGCCACTTTGGGAGGGTATATATCCAAGGACAATCTTGCTAACCTTAACCGATACTTTAGCAGAATAGTCATCATGACGGACTTTGACAATCGTGAAGATCATATTGCTCAGAATTGTAGAAAGTGCTATCCTGAAGACTGTAGTGGTCATAATCCCGGCAGAGACTTGGGAATGTCGATAGCGAATGCTCTTAGCAATAAGGATATTCAATGGGCGATGTGGGATGACAAGACAGTCTATCCACATGATGCTAAGGATGCTGGTGACCTTACAGATGAAGAGATTAGAGTCTGTATAAAGAATGCTATTTCCCATGTGGAATATGCTTCACAAAATCTCTATTAAATGGTATAATTGTAGAACAGGGCATTGAACAGCCCAATACATTAGGAGAATATATACAATGGGTATTGTTAAAGGTTTGAACGCAATGAATCGCGCACTAGATAAGCCATCATCAGGTGGCGATGGCGCAAGGGGCCGTTGGCTAAAGATTAATGACGGTCAGAGTGTAAAGATTAGATTTCTTCAGGAACTTGATCCTGATTCCCCCACATACGATAAAGAAGCCGGTGCAGGCTTTATTGCCGTTGAACACACTAATCCTTCAGACTACCGTCGCAAGGCTCTATGCAGCATTAATGATCAAGGGCGCTGCTATGGATGTGAGCAGCATCGCAAAGATCCAAAGGCTGGCTGGAAAGGCAAGAGCCGACTCTATATCAACGTTCTTGTTGATGATGGTCAGGAAGATCCTTATGTCGCTATTCTTTCTCAGGGTTCCGGCCCTAAGTCTGCCACCCCAGAGGTAATTCAATACGCTGGTGAGACTGGCAGTATTACTAATGTTGTTTGGCGTCTTAAGCGTGCTGGTATGAGTACGGAGACTAATTACAGCATCATTCCGCTACCAACATCAGAAGTAAAGTCTGACACAAAGTACGAACTGTATGACCTTGAGAAGATCGCCGTTCGTGATGTTCCATATGCAGAGCAGGAAGCGTTCTATGTCGGCGCTGGCGTAGGCCATGACGACGTTGCCACTTCATCTTCTAGCGAGTGGTAATAAATATTGTTGGGTGGGGGCTTCGGCCCCCACCCTAAATTTGGAGATAAAATGATTTATGATTTACATTCATTCTGGGAACACTCAGAAACTATTGATGGATGGTTCTTCCGCAAAGAAGCGGAACTTCTTTATTTATGTGCAAGTTCTGTTCCATCAAATCAAGCAATAATTGAGATTGGTGCCTATAAGGGTCGTTCAACATCTATCATGGCATTTGGCTCAACAGGAGCGCACATATACTCTATTGATCCTCATGACAATGAAAGTGCATTTGTTAAGGCCGGTGTCGTTTATTCATCATTAGATGATTATAATGCTAACTTAGATAGGCTAGGACTAGATTCTTCAATCGTTACTAGGATTACTGGATATTCATATATTGAATCAGAAACTTATGCTGGTCCCAAAGTAGGACTATTATTTATTGATGGATACCATAGCCCTGAGGCAGTGGTTCAAGATTTTGAATCATGGGAAAAACATTTAGCCGATGATGCTATAGTATACTTTGATGATGCTCACCATGGTGGAGTTAATCCCGGTATAGCACAGGTAGAAAATAGACTTCCTCCAATTATGAAGACTGTTGATAAAAGTGCCGCTTGGATGCATCAGATCAGCCTTGACAGACAACCCTTATTGAACA